TACCTACTGCTAATGGAGCCAAACCATCTCTTTGTGATTCATAATGAACCTTAAAATGATTATCACCAAGTTTTTCTATTTTAAATGCAGGTGGAACTAAACTTGGTAACATCTTTGTAATTCTCACGTGCATTTCATCTAATCCAGCAACAAAACTCTCAAAGTCATCACCAAACGCATTAAAATATTCTCCATATCCTTTTGGTGCAACATCAACTGCCCAATAGACACCAAACATTTCCAATACATCTCCAGGCGGAACACCTAATGTTTCTGAAACAGCTCCTACTAACGCAAAAGTTATTCCATCATCATATCCCTCTAAATCTTCATAAACATCTTCGTCTATTTCAGATGCGTCAAGAACTTGTTCCCATACTTCTTCACCTGCTTCTCGGATAACTAAGGTTCTAATTGCCTTGTTTATCATTCCGTACATTTACTATCTCCCACCATAATTATGATATGGTGATTCTTCCGAATCTGTGTTTATTTTTAAATTTGTAAATTCTATTTTACCTGACATATTAGCTTCTATATATGGATTGTAAAATGTTCCTTCACCTTTACCACTTATTATCCAAGTATCTCCGCTTTCACTTATCTCGTCTATATGAGCTTCACCGCCAACAGCTACATCTGAATCACCAATAATTTCCATTCTTACCCATTTACTTGGTGCTCCGTGCATACAAGCTCTTGGACATACTGGACAAACACTTGGCCATTTATATTCACCTACATCAATCGGTAATCCATTTGATAAATCACCTTCCCAATCTGTAAATACTACGGCATAGTGTTCTTTATTCAATTCAACTCTACCACCTTCTTTTTGAAAGTGAATAACTAATATCTTTTTAATAAATGTTACTGTACTATCATATCCAGTATATTCAACTTCTTCAGCATACGTTGTTATTTTTTCATAATTAGCTTCCACATCTACTTCTTCACCATTCAACCACAATTTCATTGTTGATTCTTCTTCAACTACATTATCTTCACAACTGAATGCAAAAAGTAAGGATACAACCAATAAAATTTTCTTAATCATCTTTCATCTCCCGAGATTTATTTAATTAACAATTGCAATTTTCACAAGTGCAATTTTCACATTCACAATTTGGATTTTCACATGCGTTTAACATACTTTTCCCCTATTTTTTCTTATGTTTCTTTTTCTTTTTACCCCAATTAGCAGGATTTGCTTTCTTGGCGGCTTTCTTTGAAGTTTGTTTCGCTTTCTTGGCTGCATCATCTGCTGCTTTTTTCGCTGCGTCAGCTTTTCTCTTGGCTGCGGCTGCCGCTTCTTGAGCTTTCTTCTTCGCTGCTGCAGCTTGTCTTTCAGCTTCCTCGTGTGCTTTCTTCGCGGCCAAATCTGCGGCTGCTTTCATTTCAGCTACTTTCTTTTCAGCTTCTTCCATTGCAATACGGTCTGCAGCTTCTGCGGCTGCTTTGGCTGCGGCGTCTGCCGCGGCTTTCATTTCAGCTGCTTTCTTTTCAGCTTCTTCTTTAGCTTTTTGTGCGATTTCAGCAGCTTGTCTTTCCGCTTCCTCTTTCGCTTTTTGTGCGGCTTCATCTGCCTTTCGTTTTATTTCTTCTGCTTGTTTTTCTGCTTCTTCTTGTGCTTTCTTCGCAGATTCTGCTGCAGCTTCAGCTTGTTCTTGAGTTTCGGCTGTATCTATATCTACATTTAAATCTACATCAAGTCCTACTAATACTGCTAAATCTCCACTAACTCCAACACTCACAACACCATCTTCCATAGTTGCGTGTCCTTCTCCACCAATTCCAACTTGTTTTCCAACACTAACTCCAGCACCTGCTGTTCCAGTTGCCCCACCTACTGTTTGACTGGCTTCACCTTCAACACCAACACTTGCTCCTATTCCTGCATCATAACTACCTGCTGCTCCGTGTTCTCCAACTTGTGCATCTACTGATGCTCCAGCGTGTGTTTCTGCATATACATCACCTGATGCTTCACCACCTACTTCAACTCCACCTACAGTTGCACTTGCTCCTGCTTCAACACCAACTGATGCTTTTGCTTCGGCTGACACTCCAGCACCTACTTTTACATCTGAACCATCGAATGTTGCTTGTGCGTGGTCCTCAACTTCTATACTAGCTTCTGCTGTTGCTCCAGCGTGAGCTTCACCACTTACATCTACACCAGCCACTTCAGTACTTCCTTCAACTGAATCTTGAGCGTGTGCTTCTGCACTTGCACCAACTGAATCTTCGTGTGTAATACCCTCGTTACTTATAGTTGTATCTGTACTTGCGTGGTATTCTGCGCTTGCTCCTACATTTTCATCACCGACTGAAACTGAGTCTGATACTGATGCTGATGCTTCTGCCGAAGTATCATTTAATTCTATTTTTACTTCGTCCGCCATAACTAATCTCCTATAAACCAAATCCTACAAATTGATAATTTAAACCAACTTTAATGTCATAAGCTGGTCTATCCCAATAATCTAAATATTTTCCTTCTATGAAAACTCCTAAATTATCTTGTAATTTAAATCCAATTACTGCACCGAAATCATAATCATACCATACTCCAGTTCCTTTATCTTCAAATACAAAATCTTCAGGTGATTTTTCATCTTCTTCATGTTCTTGCCATTTAACTGCATTATGATAAGAATATTTATCCATTCCATAATGATAAGGGAATACACTTCCCCAAGCGTGTATCCAAAAATTCTCTGTATGTTGATACCAATCTAATCCAAGTGATATCGATATTTCTCTTTGGTTTCCTAATCCTTTTAATTGTTTATCAAACCAATTCTCTAATAATTTTGGAAAATGATATTGATAAAATTCTCTATCACTCATTGCCATTAATTCACCATTGGCATCAAACCATCTAAAATCAGTACCTACCCAACCGATTTGTTGACCAGTTTGTTGATCATAAATAGCCATTCCACCATCTCCAACTCCATCTCCATCTGTATCACCTTTGTAAAATTTATCTTCTACACCAAACTCATCTTTTGCAAAATCCCACCAAGAACCTGTATACCAAGATGAATCTATGACAGTTGGTGCAAATCCGTATACTGGATGCATTCTTGCTCCTACTCCAAATGAAACATTAAAACTACCATTATCGGTTATAAATTCTTTTCGTAATCTTAAATCACCTTGACCATATCGTATTTCTTCTATACCCAAGTCCATATATTTTAATTTCATAACAAACCAATCACCAAGATATCTCAATTCGAATTCTTCACTCTTATGTTCCATATCCCATCGACGATGTTTCATATATTTGACTAGATATTCCCAACCAGTTACTCTACCAATTGTAGCTTCCTCATTTGGACTTACAGATTCCATACCTTTGAACCAATCTCCACCTACACCAGCATTCTTTACACCTCGTTTTGGTTCATATGGAAATCTTGCAATCTTTCTTATTCCAAAAGCTAAATCATAATCAGCTTTTAATTCTCTTTCATCCTTTTCTACACTAACTACACCATTAGACCAATCTGGTTGTCCTGTTTCAGGATTAACCATTCTTAAAAAATATCTATCATCTTGATGCATAGGCGAAGCTAAATTAAATCCTGCATATATAGTAGAATACTTAAAGAAGTTAGTAAAAACTCCTTCTATTTGACCGAATAATTGTGCTGATAAAAGCATCCCTATCAACACTAACTTTTTAAACATTTTGTTTCTCCAAAGAAATTAGTTTCTTACAACTATAAATATTATAATCCTTAATTATCAAATCTTATAGTGAAGGAAATATCATATTCTTTTGGTTTTTTTATTGGGCGGGCTAGTTTAGCCACCGCTAAGAGCTCTTTGTTATCATCATATAACCCTACACTTGTTATATATGGATTAAAAGCTGAATGTGTTACAAAATTTGAATATACTCCAGATGGTCTATATACTGTGCCCGTATCATATTCTTCTTGAGTTCCAACTTCATTATAAACTGAACCTGTTACAGTATTATGAATTCCTTCCATAAAATATCCAGTTAAATCGCTTCCAAGTAATTGTGAGCCACTTCTACCTGGAGTTGCACTTATATTATCGGTTCCATTATATTCATGTTCTTGTATATTACATAAAAATTCATATTCTCTAATAGTTTTAGTTCCTTGTAATTCTAATTCAAAACCATCTGTACCTTCCAATTTTGCCACATTACCATATTTTGACCCAGTATCAGTTATTACAATAAAACCTTGATCATAAAATATGTTTCCTATCGCATCACCTACCACTACATTAGACCCTGATAATGATGAAGACCTTCTTGCAAAACTAGATGAATAAACACTATCATATAAATGTCCTCTTTCATCATCTACTAAAGTAAGAGTTTCGTCTGTCAAAGAATTATCAATTAGTTGTACGGACCCAGGTTTTATTTCTTCTCCGAAAAATTTTCTGGGAATGTTAATAACTCTTAAACTATTATGTATTTTATTTAAAAATGACCCAGATGAATCTCTAGGCCAAGGATCTTGATTAAAACTAAATTGTGGTTGTGGGGCAATTCCCCTAGGATTGTTTTGTTGTTCAAATTTATAATATAAATGATTAATTGAATTATAAACAGGAAGGTTATAATAAGTACCTACACTATACCAAGTATCTTTATCTTTTCCAATAGATCTTGATAATTCATTTAAAGTACCAATAGATTTTGACTGTGCAGACGCAGTACTATAATTAAAATAACTTCCGCTAGTGCCTTCAAGAACAAAAACTCCACTTCCACTGTCCGCGTTAGTGAATTCGTATTGTTTAAAAACTTTAAACGGGGTGATTGTCGCGTTGCCTTCTCCAATCGGCTTAAACATAGGCTCACCTCACTTAAAAATCAAGTCTTACTTTTATTACTGCTTCTCTCGCCGGAGTTTTTAAGAACGGTTTACTAAGTTTAGCTACAGCTAACAATTCACTATTAGCATTATACAATCCTACCGTAGTAATATATGTACGAGGATCTGTTACATAAGTTGGATTTGTTAACTCTCCACTTCCAGTATAATATGTTGGATTTTGACTAAAATTATATCGTCTATTATTTACTCTACAAAAATAATGAGTTGACTTAATATCTTCCTCACGTCTTGCTTGGAAATACCCACCTGCAGTATTAAATGCATTAAACAATCTTCTAGAATTATTATCATCCGCATTAGTACTTGCTCCAGTAGAAAGTGAAACACCATTCTGAGTTCCTGATTGTGTTAAATCTAATTTACCACTATCTAACATATAAACACCCAAAAACGGATAGAATCTACCATAATACATTTTGGTAGTACCAGATGAATACTTATAAGATGCTGTACCGCCACTTATACTTCCTGAAACTATATTAAAATATGTAGTTCCCTTAGCAACACTAGAATCCGTAGTAGCATCACTATCATCAATTAATCTAATGGCTTGTGATCCAGAACCTCCTGGTTGATTTAATCTTATTTCCCAATTACCTGGGTCAACTTTTTCTCGCATTCTAGCTCTTGATACACTAATAAAATACGATGAAGATGATTCTAATTCAGCTCCACTTGCTCCATACTTAAAATATGCTTGAGTTGGTGACACAATTACATTTTTAAATTGTGAATATATAGCCTGGGAAGCATTTGTACCGTCAGTAGCATTTTTTGATCCACTACCAGCGTGATGCCCGTAAGCCACACTAAACTGCACTTCAGTTGTAGATGAAGATGATGCTTCTTGATGTACATCAGTATAATAATCTCCACTAGATGCACTTTGCACTGACGATGAAAAGAATCCTGCAGTTGTAGATCCTTGAGTTAATGTAGTTCCTCCGCTCGACCATATACCACTTGAAACTGTCGTAACTCTGTTCGCCACTATATCTTCGGCTGTATCAAAGAGTTGAAATACTCCTGATGCTTCTCCTATTGGCATTTTATGTTCTCCTATTTATATTAAATATTGTTTTCATTAAAAATTTGTATTTACGGAAACTCTTCATCTAAATCATCGGGGTATTTATCGTCACCGTTTCCGTTTCCGTTACCAGAACTTTCTTCATATACTACTAAATCTGTAGTAGCAGTATCAGATAAATCATCTGGAGTTGTTACAGTTAATTCTACTGTATAAGTACCTGGAGTTTGATAAGTATGTATCGGATTTAAATTTTCCGAATTGGTACCATCTCCAAATTTCCAACTATGTGATAATGCTCCCCCTATAGAAGCATTCGTAAATTTCACCCTGGCTGGTGCCGTTAATGAATAAGTTTCCGCCATTCCTAATTCCCAGGTTTCCAGGTAAATCCAGCAGTTGGATATTCTGATGTAGGATCATCACGTTCCACAGGTGGCGGTGGTGACGGTGCCGTTATGGTACCATCTACATTAAATAAATATCCATTTAAAATACGTTTTGGTTGCCCTGCCTTAATACTAATTATAGTTGAAAATTGCTTTCCAGATTTTTCTCCTTTACCTGAAATAGTTACTTTTTTATCTGGAAATGTTCCTGTAGTTTTACCTACAACTGATTTAGCTACCAATATAAATTTTTTGCCTGTTATTGTCTTAAATGGCATTTATTAATCTCCTATCTTATCCAATCTCTTCTACGGTTATTATTTCACCTTCTTTAAATACATCAATGAAAACATCGTCTGGTAAAGTTAAAGTATATTCTTCTTCTTCCCCATAATTTTCTGTTACTGGTGAAATAACAAAATAATCGAAAGCTCCTACTGTTTCAGTAGCTGTAGGTACTCCAGTTATAAGAATAGTATCTACTGTATCTGCTAGTGTATCTTTTAACGGAAATTTCATTGCTCCATCTTTTCCATCCTCTGATACTGCTACGCTTCTAGTCATAACTTCCAATAAAGGCATATTCAAAATAGCATTATCATAATAATCAGGTCCACTAGTATGTGTAACATCAAAAAGATTATAATCTATACCGTCATCTGCTAAAGCAAATTTGCTTATATTAAGATCACCACTAGTTGCTAACTGCTGTCTACCCAATTCTGTCAAAACTGCGTCTACAAATACAGTTACACTTTTATCCAAAAATGCCATTAGTCATTTGCCTTATAATTAATTCTAATTGTCAAAGCTGCAGTTGCGCCTGACATTAATCCAGTAACTATACACGTTGTCTTTGAAAGATCTTGTGTACTTGTAATTCTTTTGGCTTTAATTTTCATAGTATTATTACCTGCTGGCGCTATTAATGTCTGTGAAGCTCTAAATCTTAAAGATTGTTCAGTTGGTTGTGCAAATCTACCCGCAGTTGTTGGATTATCATCTAAATATAAATAAGCTATATTTGTATTAAGTAATGTATAAGAATATCCTTCTGGAGCAGAGTTTGAATGTAAATTAACTGTAGTACATTGTAAAGAATCCTCATCTCCAACATTACTAACATTTTTCCAACTTAAATCTAATATTCCACTATTAGAATTTACTTTATTATTAAAAGAACCTCCAATAGTAGCCATCTTCATTCCAGCACTTTTATCTAAATGATCTGTACTTCTTAAAAGTTTATATCGCATTACACTAGTTTCATTTGGAACTGGTTCTAATAATGGTAAATTTTCTATAACTGTTCCATAATAATCTGAGCCAGATGGATGTGCGGTATCCCATAATGTATAATCTATTTCATCATCTGCTAATGCGAAATGAGATACATTAAAAGCTCCTTGAGCTAGCTTTTCTCTACCTTTATTGGTAAGAATAGCCTTCAATACCTGAGTTGTTTTATTTAAATACGCCATTTTTCAATTCCTTCGATTTGTAATATATGATCACAGACAACCTTTGTTATCTATAAATATATATAAATTAAGTTTATTAATCATTTTCGTTTCCAGTATCAAATTCTGTTCTTAACTGTACACTTTCACGTGCATCACCTACTAATGCATATGGATTTGTTAATATATAGGTAACTGGAGTATAATCTTTCTTACCATTTACATCCAATGAAGATAATGCAGTAGTAACAGTATTTTTACTACCTTCAAAATTAATTCTACGTAATCCTGTTGAATGTTCAGTTATTTTTTCAAAACTAGAAGTTACAAAAGAAACAGAAGCCGCTGTTCCCTGTACAAAATTTTCCTTACTACTATAAATATACATTGGTTTTTTATTAAATTTGGAAGATCTTTGATTATTTATCGTGGTAATTGCTTCCGTAAAAACAGTCGTTGGTCCTCCCGAATAAATACTAGCAGTTGTATAATTTCTTCCATAATGTCCTAAAGTATCTACTCTATTTAAATCTCTTATTGATGGTTTAGAAAAAATATCTCCACTAATAGTTGATTCATAATATTGATTATCTGAATAAAATTCATATGTAGAATCTTCATCCACTTCTCTATCAACTCGTGTTACATTTTGAGTGACTTCAAAATAATTATTTACAGCACTTGATGAAACAAAACCACCATCTTCTTCTTTTAATTTAACAGTATCTTCAAAAATTGGATTTTCAAATGTTGGATGGTTTATAGGTTGTTTATTTCTTTCTAATATATTATTCTCTAATAATACTCCAACTACTGCTTTACTTCTTGCTGGTAACAAGGATTCCAATTGAGTAAATAATGAATGATCATAATAGTTTAATAATCTTAAATAATCCCAAAAATTATTAGCACCAGTATATTTCTTAAAATATTCTAATTTTACAATATCTAAATCTCTATATTGAGATTCTTCGTCATCTCTTGGATCTCCAAGATACTGATCAAAATTAAAATCTGATAATTGATCCATTATATCTTGATTTATAACATCTGCAGGTGAAAAATATACTCCTACTCGACTTAAATCTAATGGGGCTCTATCGTAAGATGAAATTTCAACTCTATTTGTAGGGCTTAAATTTATATTTTCACCTATTCGATCTAGATAATGTGCTTTTTCAATTCTTATTTTATTTGCATTTCTTCTAATCCCACCTAATTTTGGTAGTGGAAATTTTGTTCTATCAACAACATTAGAATAACTTGTTTCATCTGCAAATCCAGTAGCTATTCCAGCAATCGGTGAAGATTGATCCGTTGAAGTATCTCTAACAGTTGTATCACTATTATGATTCTTAGATTCATTAAAACTATATCGTAACGCAATATCCTGAAATGAAGCACTTACACTATTTCCCGCATAAGATTGTGGATTTTCTACATGCTGATCAAAGTATTTTTCGTCTAATCTAGATTTCCATATTCTAAATTCCATCATAGAACCACTAAATTGTCCACCAAAATCATTTGTAGTATATCCACCTATATAAAGTGAACCAGTATTATTATATGCAGTATTATATGATGCTGATGCCACATTCTGATCACCTGGTATATCCAATCTGGTATTACCAGTATATTGAATTACATCTCTGCCCGCATCATATTGTTTAGCAACTAAATTATAAACAACATTATTAGCTCCAGCAACAACTTCGTTTCGCTCATCAAAGATTCTTGTAAGTTTTCCACCGTCTAAAAATATAGTTCGGTTAGATAACCCAGAATTGGTGCGAAAGAATAATTTTAGTCCTACATGAGCTGTAGCTTTTTTTCTAACTCCAATCCTGAAAGTATGTAATTTCCATTTCTTAGTAACAACGGTTCCGTACGTCCTAGATGATATATGTGATCCATCTGATGACAACTCTGATAACGAGAATTGTAGCTGACCTCCGTTTACATTTCCTGTTTTAGCATATACTGAAAATTCATATTCTTCTCCCATAGATGCAGTTACAAATCTAGCATCTCCGTATGCATCAATTTTTCCATTATCATTAATAGACGGCCGTGAAAATGTACCAAATGATCCATCTCCAGACTTCGTACCAGTTTGTGTAACCTTAATAGCATACTTTCCAGTATAAACTTCTGTGCTTCCACTCACTATTTCAGCAGTTCCGGCAACCCAATCTTTAAAAGGTCGTTGTAATGACCCAGTTTCAAATAAATTAGTTACATCATCCTCTCCCCTCAATAACTCATCCGTAACTGTTTCTTTTGCCAACATTACAGACCAAAAATCACCATTATAAAATGGTAATGGTTCAGTTGATGCAGTAACATATCCAGCAGACCCACTTAATGAAAATGATAATCTACCAATATTATCTGCAGAACCATTATCTTTTAAATGAATTCCAAATTGGTCACCAGTAGCTCCATTACCACCCTGAACTAATGTCTGATCAGAACTTGATGCTGCTTTAAATCTAAACTCCATAGAATTTGCTGTTTGTGCATTACCCAATCCTAAAGAATGTGACCAAGAACCAGAAACATATTGAGATGCTTTAAAATCTAAAGCTTTTGTAAATTTCCTACTTGTTTCATATATAGGTTCTACTTCTGTAATAGTTGGTCCACCATATTCTCTAACTCTCAATATAGTAGATGGAATACCATAACAATTTATTAATCCTTTCAACGATTCAATAGTGCCACGCGATTTTAAAAACAAAGGCATATTAGCTATAATTCTTTTCCAGACTTCTCGTGAAATATCCTGTAATGAAGAGCTAGCATAAAGAGTTGTAGCAGAATTAGTTTTATCTACTGATTTACCAAAAAAGAACTTATCTAATTTAGCTAAATCATATCCGTCTTGTAGATTCCAACCAAACCCTTTTGCTACACTATAAATGAGTTGTTTAGATAATCCTTTATCTAATTGTTCATCAATTTCATAAATTTGACCAAATCTATCAATATAATTTTTTATATTATCAAAATGATGCCCAGTCATATCTACAAATTTTGTAAAAGCAGTATTATCTGTATCATCTCTAATATGCTCTGGTAAATGATATAATAACCTATCTCTATTTTCATGATCAAAATCTGATGCACTTATTATTTGATTATTATACCATGTTACTGCATCTGAAGAAGTTATTTCAGATAAAATATACGGTTTAGTAGTATTTTTCTTAGGCCATGATGCATCATATAATAAATCAACACTAGCTGATGAATATTGAGAACTACTACCAGATTTAAATGAAGAACTTTCAAAATACAAATATCGTTCATATCCATCAAAACTATTTATAACTTCACTATTAGCAGTTTCCCATTTTCTAGCATCAGTTCCCGCACTTGCTATTGCGGTATTTGGGTCATTTCCCAAATATCCTGTATCATAATATGTGCCTGCAATTGATTGACTGTAAGCGTTATGTAATTCTATCTTTCCTAATTTAGTTTTAAAATTTTCCAATCGCTTTTCTGCAGAACCAAATTTCATAAACTTATCATAATTTGAATAATCCATATTTAAACGCACTTGATTCACAGACCCACTTACAATATCTCTTTCTATGTCCTGTGCTAATGAGCTACTCTTAAATAATAAATCATCCCAATTTTGATATTCAGTTGATCTATTTCTAACTATTGGCTCACCAACAGAAGTTCCTGACGGTAATCTCAATATAGTATCAGGTATTATTGGTTGTGTAAAATCATTTAAATTTAAATCAAATTCTCTATGTGATGCTACTTCCCTAGTAAAATATATATCATCACCCAACTGCACATTATTTGATAACGGATTATATAATTTTAAAACCATTGTGTCGTCTAAATCTAATTTATTTATAATAAGATGTAATGTGGATTGTCCTACAACGGCATAATACGTTAAATCCATCATCTGCTTTGCCCCAATATAAAAATTAATTTCCTTTATATCAGTATTTATAGATTCATAAGTAATACCAATTACTTCGGCTGCTTCTTCAATTGTCTGCGCTAATCTCCTCGTACCATCCCACTCTCCCTCATAGTCATGTTTAATATTAAAACAACTTACCTTATCACCCTCTCGATCATAACCAATAAGCTTAGCTCTATATGGCGCGTAATCAGTTACCATAACTCGCTCTTTATTTTCAACTTCTCTAAAATATTTTGCTGATGTTGGATTAGGATCGATGTACATATAGTCAGCTAATAATTTATCTATACAATCTTCTCTCTCCGTAAGAAATTCAGCCATTAATATTTGCAACTCCCCATACTTTTCAATAGAAGTTCCCGAAGGAGATTTTTCTACAAAATAAATTAATAATTGCGAATTTGTTGGTAATTTTCCGCCCCATACTGGATGATGAAATAATCCGTTAGCATTACTATTAAACCAATCTTCAAAGGGTTTAGAAAACCTAATTCCTTTTAAATATGAATCTTCACCACCATCACCCATCCATCCTTCATCATCACCATAATCTGTAGATGTAGTAGTAGGTTGAACAATATCAGATTGAGTAAATACAATTAAATCATCTGTTGATGGTATACTGGGTATTAGTGAAGATGCAAGAGTTTCTTTTGAATTTTCATGAAACGTCTCTAGATTAGAAGCTACATCTAATGGCATACCTGTAATCAAATTTCCTGGATATAGTATTGCTCCCTCATCCGTTATTTCTAACCCCTCTGAATTTGGTAGCCATGATCCAGGTGAGGACGAGTCTCCACTCCAATCTATAACATATACCCACTGCCCCATTGAGGACTCTTGAGATTGTTGAGCGGAAGGTACATGAACTGGTTTAGGTTCCATATATACTTCTCTAGTAACCGTTATATTTTCTTCTTCCCTAGTAGATACTTTAAAAGCTTTGGGAATTTCTACTGTTATATCAGAAAAAGTTTCAACGTTGGGTGAATTGCCAAATGAAACAATGGGGTCTCCTGCTGCCATACTAGATGCATCCCATGCCTGTAATTTATTAGTATCTACTATCTGATAACTAATATCATCAGACTTATAAGATAATTTATCTTCGTGTCCAGTTTTAAAGTCATCAAATTGACTTTGGTAAAATGTATTCCCAGTCAAACCATTTTTTAATTTAACTTCAATTTCATCTCTTGCTGGTGAAATATTAGAAATTTCATAAGTAAATCGTTTAGAAAAAACTCTAAACTCTTCTATATCTTCGTTTGATGAAATTACATCGGCCCAAAAAGCTTCATCTGGATCTCCTTTAGGAGAAACAGTATTTTTATACATTTTGCCATTATTTGTTACAACTGTATCTCTATAAAAATTTCGTTCTCTATCTATTAATACTGTTTGATGTGAACCTGCTTCACAACGTAAAAAACTATATTGTAGTGTAATGTTACCACTTAATATTCCCATCGAATTTACTGCATCAGCTAAATTAATTTTATGGTTTTCTTCTAAAGCCGTATCAAGTGATATAATATTACTACCTGCAGCAATACCTGAATCAGTATAAACAGCAGTCATTAAAATAAAATCTCTAGGACCTATAGGACTTTGCATCGTACCTAACGGAGAATAAGTTACATTGCCGTACCTATCCTGATTATACCTTATCTTACTTTTTATATTACTTGGAATTAAATAACTCATTTATTCACCATTATGTATCTGTGCTACTTGAATCTTGATCATCAGTATCATCATAGTTTGTAGTATTACCGCCGCCTCCACCACTAGAAGAAGTACTACTAGTGGATCCAGTATCTCCGCTTGTTGTATCTGATGTGGTATCAGCAATACTTGTATATTCACTAGTACCTGATGTTAAATAATCTACCTCTTTAAATCTATTATCTATAACTTTTACCGCAGAGTGAGGAACAAATCTGTCTCTCCCCTGACTGATAGTTTCAACAAAATTAACTGTAAGTTCTACATCATATCCTGTAGCCATAGTACTGCCTGGATAAGCTACTTGTCGGCTAATAAAATTTATACTTTGTTGAAGATTTCCACTTTGAATGTCCTGATATAAATTATATACCCGTCTTCCATTTACGTCTGTCCTAGGTGCCATATTTAAAGCTTGTCCTGGTGTGATTTTTCCAAGTTCCTTTTCCCATCCATAGTCCACTCGGTCATATCTGTCTGCCTTGCCCCCCCTAGATGCGGGGTTTTTTACCCATTCAGTTAAATATACATCTCTATCCGCAAGATATTGAACTGCATTTTTTTCTCTTAACCTTCTAACAAATGCTAAATGCTTTATTTCTTCCTTACTATAAGGCATTATCTACTCACTTTGAATTTAAAATCACCACCATAATAATTTACTGTTTGACTTACACCACTTCCACTTACAACTTTATATTCTATTTGATAAAATCTTTCAGCCTGTAATCCATTTAACCAAAGATTAAAATAATTACCCGAGCTATCACTTGATAAATAAGAACCAGACCCATAAGGTACCATTACATCTTCGGTCAATGCATCTTTTATTTGATAATAACAAGAAGCACTTGGTAAATATTTAACAGTTACACTATCAGAAACGGTAGTTGAAGAATATGTTTTAGTAGGATATCTTTCTCTACCTACAAGTCTAAATCTAACTTTTGAATTTTCTTTATAATCAGGTCTTAATCCTTTCATATAAACTACTAAATCTTCTAAATCAGCAGTAACTAATGGATTTAAAGAACCAGTTGCCCACGCAGAATCGTTCCAAACTACTTCTAATTTTGGTTGATAGACTGTATCTGTTTCTCTACTAAAAAATGCAAAATGACCATATTTTGTAGTATTTCCTTCTTCAACATTATCATCCGCATTACCAACACTACCACTTCTCTTTACCATAAATCCTTCATTTGGTACAGTATCATGTAACCATCTCCACATAATATCAGTTACATCCATACGCATATCAGTAGTTTCCCATTCAAAAGATTGAGAAGCTTCAGCTCCACTTCCAGTATACCAAGTACCACCAGTATTATTACTACCACTTATCCATTGTGTAGTATCTACTTTTCCGTGCCTATATCTCCAACTCACTCCTTCTTCATCTTTTGGGTCATCATAAAATTTACCTTCTCCTGCTGTCCAAGATTGACTTACCGCATATCCATATAAAGATTGACTAGTCGTTAAATTAGATGAATTTGCATCATATAAATTTAAATAAAATTTTGGATCTGATGATGAAGATGGAATTAATCCAGAGTGAATGGACTGTGAAATATAGGATAAATCAAATTTAATTACCGCTCTTGATACATTTATTATTGAAGCATTATTATTAGTATCTTTTCTTATTTCTAATATTTCATCCATTCCAGTATTTTGAGATTGAGTAACTGGACCCTCATACAATGTTGCATCTGC